TATACGATAGCTTTAAAGATATCAAAAATACTGAAGGATTGGCAGTAGGAGCTTTGATTGGACCAGCTATCGAAGCTGCTTTTAGGAAAGATTTAATGCCGGTAACGGAAAAAGGATTTACTAAAGGTTTAGAAATGCCTAAAGTAAAAATGCTTGAAACTGATGAAATAGCAGAAGAAGAGCTAGAAGAGAAAGAAACAGTATTTAAACCAGTTACAGAAGGTAAAAAATATAAGTATACTAAAAGACAAAAATAATATGGCACAAGTATTAGTAAACGTAACACCATTTAAACCTATCCTTCGAGAATCCAAGGAAAGACCTGGAGTTTTTGAAGTAGAAGGAGTTATGCAGAGAGCTGGTGCAAAAAACCAAAACGGCAGAATATATGAAAAAAGTATTCTAATGCGTGAGGTTAAAAAATATATGACAGAATTCGTAAAGAATGGAAATGCATTCGGAGAATTAGATCATCCAGAATCAGCTGTAGTATCTTTAAAAAATGCATCACATGTAGTAAAAGATCTTTACTGGAATGGAGATGATTTGATGGGTAAGGTAGAATTACTTAATACACCTGCCGGTAATATTGTAAAAGAGATTATTAAAGCCGGACATACTATTGGAATCTCATCTAGAGGTACAGGATCAGTACAACAAACAAATGAAGGGTACTTAGAGGTACAACCTGATTTTGAATTAGTATGCTGGGACTTTGTATCTAATCCATCTACACACGGTGCTTTTATGAATCCTATATCTTTGAATGAAAATAAAGGAGAAATAGATAAATACGCAAAAGTACATAATATTATAAACGATATATTAAGAGCATAATACCCCTCTAAAGTAAACCGCTCTAGACCGACCCTTGCAGAAATGCAGGGGTTTATTTGTTTTTGTAAAACGTATATATTTATATACAAATATACAGTTCCTTATACTGTATTAAAAAATAAAAAACTTCACATTACGATTCAAATAATCGTACGAAAATCACAATTTTTAAAAAAATGGCAAACAAAGATTTATTCAAGCAAGCTATTGCTGAAGCTAAATCTGTAAGAGAAGCCGCTATTGCTAACGCTAAAGAAGCTTTAGAAGAGACTTTGACTCCTCATTTAAAAGACATGTTAGCTGCTAAACTTCAAGAAATGGAAGATTCATCTGTTGAAGAAGAAGTAGTAAACGAAGTTGAAGAAGAGGTAGAAGAAGGAATGGATAAAGACAAAAAAGACGAAGCGATCGAAGAAACTTTTACAGAAGAGGAAGAAGTAGAAGATGCTGAAGAAGCTGACATTGATTCAGAAGAATCTGAAGAGGAGGCTGAAGAAGAAGATATTGAGGTAAAGGACATGGAAGTGGACGACCTTAAAGATCTTATCCGTGATATCATCGCTCAGGAAATGGGAGCTGGAGAAGAGGAAGAAATTCCTGCAGACGAGTTACCATCTGACGATATGGTAGGAGCGGAAGACGAAGAAGAAATTGACTTAGACGAATTACTTCGTGAAATCACTGAAATGTCTCATGATAATGAAGACAAGAAGACGGAAGAAGAAGTAGTATCTGAAGAAGAAATCGAAGAAGTAATTGATCCTGTAACAGTTGGTGCTGGAGTTGCTGCCCTTTTCGGAGGTGCTGCTGGACTTTCCCACTTAATGGATAAACTAAAAGCTGGAGAATTTGGAGACAGAGGAAAGAAACTAGCTCACGGTTTAGAAAAAGCTGGATCAGCTGCTGCTAGCGCAACTCAACACAGAAATGAATCTGAAATCTCAGAAGAAGAGATAGAAGAGGTAAGACCTGGGTATGGAGTTGGTGAATTTGGAGGAGATAATGCTCTTATCGATGCTATGAACGTATTGGCTCAGAAAGCTAAAAAAGCTGGAAAGAAAGTAGCCGATTTCGTAAAAGATATCGAATTAGGCAAAATGTCTGATGCTATGAGAGAAGTTGAATTAGAAGAATCTAGCGATCTAGAAGAAGCTACTGCAACTATCCAAGAGCTTAAAGGACAACTTCAAGAAGTAAACCTTCTTAACGCTAAGTTACTTTATGTAAATAAAGTCTTCAAAGCAAACAACTTAACTGAATCTCAAAAAGTAAACGTTATCGCTGCATTCGATAAAGCTGAGACAGTTAAAGAAGTAAAATTAGTATTCGAGACTGTATCTGATAACGTAGTTGCTAAAACTACTAAAGGATCAATCAAAGAAGCTAAATTAGGTATGGCTTCAAAAGCTACTGGAACAACTGCTTCTAAACCAGAAGTAATTTCAGAAGTTAGTGATGCTGTAAAAAGAATGCAAAAATTAGCTGGAATTATAAAATAAATTTAAAAAAGACAATTTTTAATCATGGAAATTAATCAATTATTAGAAGGGTCTCAAAGTAACTTCCGTAACTTGCAAGCTGACGCTGCTCGTTTGGCAGACAAATGGTCCCAATCAGGTCTGTTAGAAGGATATACTAACGAGATCGAAAAAAACAACATGGCTATGATCTTGGAAAACCAAGCCAAGCAAATCGTAGCTGAGCAATCTAGCACTGGTGCTGGATCAGCATCAGGAGGAAGTTTTTCTGCTGGAGCTGGTGAGCAGTGGGCTGGAGTAGCTTTACCATTAGTACGTAAGGTATTCGCTCAAATCGCTGCTAAAGATTTCGTATCTGTACAGCCAATGAACTTACCTTCAGGTCTTGTATTTTACTTAGACTTTAAATACGGTACTGCTGGAAAAACTAAAACATTAGACTCTAACATGTACGGTAACGTATCAACTGCTAACTCTAAAATTGGAGTAGATGTTGATCCTTCAGGAGGTCTTTACGGTGCTGGTGCTTTCGGATATTCTATCAACTCTGGATCTCAAGCATTTACTTTTGACGCTGTAGTTGCTACTGATTCTGGTTCTATCGGATATGACGATGAACTTACTTTAACTGATTTCTCTACTGTAACAGTATCTCTTGCAGGAACTGATTTTGATAACAAAGGTGTACGTGCCTTCCGTATCTTATCTTCTTCTGCAGATATTACTAACTACCCAGAGTTTACTTCAGTAAGTGGAAACAATGTAACATTCGTAGTAAAAGCTACTGATTTAGGTGGTGACTCAGGAACAGCTCCTATCACTGGATCTGTACTTTACCACAAACAACCTGTTGATAACAACAGAGGTGATTTTGAAGATAATAACCAAGTAGGAACTATCGAAATCCCTGAAATCAATGTAGAGCTAGCTTCTGAGGCAATCGTTGCTAAGACTCGTAAATTGAAAGCTCAGTGGACTCCAGAATTCGCTCAAGATCTTAACGCTTACCACAGTATTGATGCTGAGGCTGAGTTAACATCTTTATTGAGTGAGTATATCTCTATGGAGATTGATCTTGAGATCTTAGATATGTTGATTCAAGATGCAGTAACAACTGAAAAGTGGTCTGCTGAAAACAACAAGATTTGGAATGGTTCAACTTGGACTACTTCAACTTCTGATTTCTACAATACTCAAGGACAGTGGTTCCAAACTCTTGGTACTAAAATCCAAAAAGTATCTAACAAAATTCACCAAAAAACCTTAAGAGGTGGTGCTAACTTCCTAGTATGTTCTCCAACAGTTGCTACTATCCTAGAATCAATTCCTGGATATGCTGCTAATACTGACGGTGACAAAATGGACTTTGCATTTGGTGTACAGAAAGTAGGACAATTAAATGGCCGTTACAAAGTATACAAAAACCCATACATGACTGAAAACGTAATCCTTACAGGATACAGAGGTTCTCAGTTCTTGGAAACTGGTGCTGTATATGCTCCGTATGTACCATTAATGATGACTCCTCTTGTATACGATCCAAATACCTTCACACCACGTAAAGGTATCATGACTCGTTATGCTAAGAAGATGGTACGTCCAGAATTCTACGGTAAGATTTATGTATCTGATTTAGCTACAGTGTAATCTAACTTAGATTTCAAATAAATTAAGAGAGGCCTTCGGGCCTCTTTTTTTTGTTTCTTAAGTATAATTTTCTGATATTTATATATACGAACTTAAACGTTATTATATATGCCTTCAAACCACCACACGGACGATGTATTCGTTCAAAAAAGAAGACCAAAAAGACCAATTAAATTTAACGTACAACTTAACGAAGAACAAAAACAAGCAAAAGCAAAAATATTAGAAGCACCTATAACCGTTCTTAAAGGAATGGCTGGAAGCGGGAAAACTCTAGTAGCTACACAAGTAGCATTAGATATGTTATTTACCAAACAAGTAGAAAAGATTATTATAACAAGACCTACAGTGTCTAAGGAAGATATAGGCTTTCTACCAGGCGATATAAGGGAAAAAATGGACCCTTGGTTAGCACCAATCTATCACAATCTATTCATGTTATATAATGAAGCCAAAGTACGAAAGGAAATGGAACTTGGTAATATAGAAATAGTGCCATTTGCTTTTATGAGAGGAAGAACATTTTTAAATTCTTTTGTTATAGTTGATGAAGCCCAAAACGTAACTCATTCTCAAATGGAAACTGTTATTGGTAGACTTGGACAAGGATCTAAGATGGTGATTTGTGGCGATTTAGCACAGATTGATCTAAAAAATAAAAGAGATACAGGATTTTCTTTTCTTGCTAGATTAGAAGAACATGTAGAGGGATTCAAAACGGCTTCTCTAGAATATAACCACAGACATCAAATAGTTGCTCCGATACTTGAGGTATATAAAACCTTCAGGGATTAATTGCTATTTATAAATAAACTATATTAAGATGCCTAAATACGCTAACTTCACATACTTTATTAGAGAAAGAGTGAAACTCGAAGGAGTTGAAAGGGGTACTAATGTTGAAATTAGAATTCCTAGCATCAGCTATGCCGATAATAGAATAATGAATATTCCTGCCGGTCGTCATACTGAAGTAATTAATGTTGATAACCTACCAGGAGCAGGTACTTTTGTATCTAGTAGTATAAAGTACGCAAGAATTACTAATTTATCAGATGATAATATCGATCTGCAAATATCAGGCTCTACTTCAAATCAACATTACTTACTATCACCTAGCGGTAGCTTTATGTTTAGTTCAGAATATGTAAATGAAGACTTTAATAGTTTTCAATACGGGGATCTAAGATCGATAAAAGCTAGATCGATAGGATCGGGAGATGATGGATTTAGTTCCACATTAGGTTATTTTATAGCATTAACAGAAGAAGGATAATAGAATATGTCACACCCTACCTCAGACATCGAAATTTGGAACGGATCAACTAATTTTATTGCAGGTGAATCTACTCCCTTTGGCTTTTACGATGACGATCTAGCATTTCAAGAAGATGCTCCAAAGGTTGCAAGGTATTGTGCTGAAAAATTAGGTTGGCCTGTTCTTGATATAGAATTAAACGAAAGACAATTTTACACTGCTTTTGAAGAAGCGGTAACTGCATATGGTAAAGAAGTAATTGAAGCCATTGCAGCAGAAAATATAGCAAGTCAAGTAAACGGCGGTTCATCCGGTGAAGCGGTTAATAAGACTTTATTTAGACCTAGCCTGAGTAGTGTTGTAAGAGCAAGTAGAGACTACGGCATGGAAGCCGGTGTTGGTGGTCCTGCTAGATTAAGAAGTTACTTATTACAATTACAGCCCGGTGTTCAAGAATACGACTTAAACGACATTGACTCAGAAAGCAACGTAGAAATAAGAAGAATATTTTATGAAGCACCTCCTTCTATTTTGAGGTATTTTGATCCTTATGCAGGAACAGGAACAGGTATTCAGTCGTTAATGGATGCTTTTGATTTTGGATCTTATTCCCCTGGTGTTAATTTCTTATTAATGCCTGCTTCTTACGATATGCTCAAAGTACAGGCTATAGAATTTAACGACCAGATAAGAAGATCTGCTTATACTTTTGAAATCAATGCTAATTTTCTTAGAATATTCCCAGTTCCAAAAGCAGGTGGTACTTTAAAAATACAGTATTATAGAACAAATGAAAAAGCATTTAATGAAACAACTATAGATTTCGATGCTGCTGCAGAAAGCGCAGGCTCTGTACAAGGATCTGGAGGTGGAACCTCTACTACTGGAATTTCAACTAACTTATCTAATGTCAATGCACAGAATTTAATTTATTCTGAAATAAATGCTATAGGTAGGCAGTGGATTTTTAAATATACAGTAGCTACTTGTAAAGAAATGCTTGCTTATGTGAGAGGTAAGTACCAAACGGTGCCTGTACCTGGTTCGGAAGTAACAATGAATGCAGCAGATTTACTAGCTGATGCAAGAGATGAAAAAGTATTCTTAGTAGAGGACTTAAAAGCAACTATGCAGACAGCTTCTCTAACTAACCAGTTAGAGTTAGCAGCAACGCAAACTAAATTTATAAATGATGCAATGGCTGGAGTACCAATGCATGTATATATAGGATAATGAAAATATTTGATTTAATTTCAGAAATACAATTCTCAATCTACCAAGCAATGGTGAGAGTAGGTCATTCTGAAGACATAACAGTACAAGATGTAGGAGAAATGCTTAGAGCTATCCCCGGCGTTCTAACTGTTGGTCAGGTTTCCCATAATAGTGATAATAATACAGCTATTATGAAAGTAAAAATACTTACTACTAAACCAGCTAGTGAGGCTTTTGCATCATTCAAAAATACTTCTATACAGAGAATACCAGAAGTAAAAAAAGTAGAAGTTGCAGATAAAACAATTGAAAAGAAAAAATAACATATGCTATTCGGTAGCCAAAAAGATTTTAATGTTCTCTCAACCCACATAAGTAGAGAAATACTTCAACATATAGTAGAGCAAGAAATTGGCTACTATAAATTATCTTTAACCGATACTCAAGCAAATTTATACGGAGAAGCTACTGATAAAGTATATCTCAACCCAGTAAAATTAAATTGTCTTATTACAAGAGGTGATCAAGTAATAAATGTAGACGAATTCGGTCCGGATTTAGGTAGAGATGCTTCTTTTGCTTTCACTAGACAAGATTTAGTTGATGCTAATACTGTACCTGAAGTAGGGGATATAATACTATGGCATGAAGATTATTACGAAGTAGATACAGTTAGAGAGAACCAATTATTTGTAGGTAGAGACAGTAGCTATAATCTAACTGACTACGGTCATAGATTCGGTTCTTCTGTATCTATCATAGTAGACTGTCATTTAACAAGAACAGATAAAGTAGGAATAACAAGAGCACGTTAATAGATGGCTAAGAAAACTAAAATACTACCTAAAAGACAGTCACAGCTATCACAGGCTGCTATTGATACGTACAATAATGCTGCAAAACAACCTACTCCTGATGTAATCCGTAAGAATAGAGGCTATCAACGTTCGGTTAAAAATGATGACGTAAAGCAATTTAGTATTGGCCTTAGAGATATTGATGAAACTATAATATATTACTTTAACAACGTTATAAAACCATCAGTTATACAGAACGGTAAACGAATAAACGTACCAATCTTATACGGATCACCAGAAAGATGGAAGGCCGTACAAGCAGATGGGTATTATCGTGATAAAAACGGCAAGATACAGACCCCTTTAATTATGTTCAAGAGAGATTCTGTTGAAAAGAATAGATCTTTAGGTAATAAATTAGATGCTAACAATCCAAACAACTTTGCTATCTTTCAAAAACGTTATTCTAAGAAGAATGTATACGATAGATTTTCTACTTTAAATAATAGAGACAAAGTAGAGGAGTTATATGGGGTTATTATCCCCGATTACGTTAATATCACGTATTCTTGTATCATATTTACTGAATATGTAGAGCAAATGAATAAAATAGTAGAGTCTATTAACTTTGCCTCCGATGCTTACTGGGGAGACCCGGAAAAGTTTAACTTTAGAGCAATGATTGACAGCTATACTACTACAACAGAGGTAAATCAAGGACAGGATCGTACAGTTAAGACATCTTTCCAAATTAATATGATGGGACACATAGTTCCGGATAGTATTAACACGTCTATAGCTAATATGAATAAGTTTTACAGTAAATCCTCAGTTAGCTTTGGATTAGAAGTAGCTGGAACAGAAGAGATACTTACAAGAAGAGCAGGTTCACCAGCAAAAGATGCTCCTAAAGGTAGATTCTATGACGGACTTACCGGTAAAATTGAGACTACCCTTCAATCTAGCGGAATGACTGATGCCGAAAGAACTTATCTTGCATTATCTACTATTATAGATACCAACAATCAGAGTTTTAGTGTAAATACAGGAGATAATAGCATTACATTTGAAAATGTAACTATAGCCACACCTCCTGCTAATTTCCCAGCCTTAGAAGTAGCAGACTTCCAAGTATTTATTAATGGACTTATAGTAGAACCATCAGCTATTACATCTATTACCCAAGTAGGTAGTGATGTTGTAATAGCTTTTGGAGCTGGATTAGAATATACTATAACAGATCAGATGGAAATAACAGCTGTAGGTAAATTTGAAGTATAATGGCACAGATATTTTGGGAACAAATAAGAAATGAACTACCAGGAGTCGGAGAATTTTTAACCGGCTCTTTAAGTGTGTCTGGTTCTTTTGCAACTACAGGTTCTCTATCTATAGATTTAGATGGAGTAGATAATATTTTCAGCATATCAGTGACAGGAGAAGAGAAAATAAAAGTCAACACAGAAGGTACTTTACAGTTAGTATCTCAATCGATAACACCAACAGCAGTAGCAGGAGGTATATTTTATAGCTCCAGCAATGATTTCTACTTTGGTTTTAGTAATTAAAACATATTTATAATAAATTAAATAAAAATAAAACATGGCATCTTGGAAAAAACTACTTGTATCCGGGTCAGCGATATCACAGCTTAATAATGACGCAGGATACTTAACCTCGGTAACAGCTCAAACAGCATACGTTACTGCATCATTTAACGGAACTCACTTAATAGCGAATGACTCGCAGGGTCAATTAAATTTTGCTTCATCATCAGGAGCTGGTTTAACTATTAGTGCTGATGCCGGTAGTGACACACTAACTTTTGGATTATCTGCAATTCCTAATACTTCATTGGCCAATGACGGTATTACTATTGCAGGACAAGATACTTCATTAGGTGGTTCAATTACTGCAGACACAATTGCTGGTCAAATCAGCAACGATACTATTACTAACGCTCAGTTAGCAAATGAATTTGTTAGTTTTGGAGGTATATCTCTAAACTTAGGGCAGACAGATGCTACCCCAGCATTTGACTTACAAGATGCTACTAATTATCCATTTGATCAACTAACAGGACTACCAACCTTAATTTCTAGTTCAGCTCAGATCGATCACGATCAGACAACTAATTTTGATGCAAACGAACACTTTACCCAAGGTAATATTACAACTGTAGGTACAGTAACTTCAGGGGATGTAAGTGCTATTTTGCCAGCCGGTACAGTTTCAGGTTCCATAACATCTCCAAGCCAGGGTACCATAGCAGTAAACGGAGTAAATGTAGATTTAGGATTACAGACAGGCGATTCACCGCAGTTTACTAACCTAACTGTAACAGGTGACTTAACTGTGACAGGTGACACGATCCAAGCACAGGTAACTAATCTAGATATTGAAGATCGTTACATACTACTTAACTCAGGTTCTTCTACAATTGGAGATTCAGGTATTGTATTTGGAGGGGCTAATGGAGTTGCTCAATCAGGAGCCGGTCTTGTATGGGATGGAAGTTACAACAGTAATGACGGTCGTCTTGCTATTGTAAATACTTTAGCATCAAATGCTACAGGTGATACTACTCCTAATTACCATATTGCAGGTGTATTCGAAGGAACTGAAGCTAATGCAGCTACAGCACAAGCAGATCACGTAGGTAATATTAGAGTTGAATCAGGAGATATATTTATTTACGTATAAAGTTAAATAATAAAAAGTTATAGTGAATTTTATGGGATTAATAGATAAGGTTGCACCTAAACCTAAAAAGGCAGAAGGACTAACCAAAGAAGAATCAGAGTTTATATTAGCTAAATTAAGAACAGCTACTTATAAAGGAGAAGAATTCGAAATGTTTTATACAATTTTTCGCAAAATTGGAGAGCATATAAAAACACTTAAATAAACAGAAAGTCCTTCGGGACTTTTTGCTATTTATAAATATATTTCGTATTATATACGTTTATTATTGGCCCGAAAGGGAAGTGGGCTAGAATATTTCTAGTTACCAACCGTAATATAAGAAAATATGCCAAACTGGAAAAAATTAATAACCAGCGGTTCAGACGCTGCGTTAAATTCATTAAATGTAACATCCGCATTAACTGCAAGCGGATTAATATACCCCACACAAGACGGAGGCAATGGAGATTTCCTTACCACAGATGGTATAGGTAATTTAAGTTTTGGTAGGCCAAATGTATATTCAAATGTTAAAAACGTTTCTGGTGGTCAATTACTAAAAGGAACCCCAGTTCATGCAACAGGAACAGCAGGAAATACTTCTGAAGTTATAGCAGCATCCGCTTCTGTTGCTTCTACTATGCCTGCTACTTTTGTACTAAATGAAACTTTAGCAAATGATGCTGAAGGTTTAGCTCTAGTAACAGGGTATATTAATGGTATTGATACTTCTGCCTTTGAGGAAGGAGATGTAGTATATGTAGGAGCTACAGGTAGTTATACGAATATAAAACCCCAAGGTTCAAATAATCTTATACAAAATATAGGATTAGTAAACAAAGTAGATGCAAGTAATGGTTCAGGATATATTTATGGTTCAGGTAGATCAAATGATGTACCAACCCTACCAGTAGGTAAGATATGGGTAGGTTCTCCAACATATTCAGTTACTTCTTCAATCGTTACTTTAGATGAAGATAATTCACAAGCACAAATTACAGGCTCTTTAGATGTATCAGAAAACTTAACAGTTTCAGGTGATGTAACACTTTCAAATGGAAATGCTCTAAGATGGACTTCTGACGATGTTAGAATAGAAGGAACAACAGCTGGGGATAATATAAAATTTTATGTAGCTGATACAGAAATATTACAACTAGCTCAATCAGGAACTTTAGCAACTGTTACAGGTAACTTAAGAGTTACATCAGTACCAACAGGTACAACAGAAAATAAAATATTATTAACAGACGGATCTGGTAATTTAGTTACTAGAACTGATTTATCGTTACAGGGGGCCACAGGAGCTCAAGGTAGTACTGGAGCTACTGGGCCACAAGGAACTACTGGGGCAACTGGTTCTCAAGGACCGACAGGAGATACCGGACCAACAGGTCCTACTGGACCACAAGGAGCTGTAGGATCAACTGGACCAACCGGACCTCAAGGAACAACAGGAGCAACAGGAAGTCAAGGACCTACCGGACCTACAGGAGCAACAGGACCTCAAGGAAGTACAGGACAGACAGGAAGCCAAGGACCTACTGGTCCTACTGGTCCAACAGGATCTCAAGGACCGACAGGCCCTACTGGTCCAACAGGACCGCAAGGCTCTACCGGTGCTACTGGATCACAAGGACCTACTGGACCTACTGGTCCAACAGGATCTCAAGGACCAACAGGTAATACCGGACCAACTGGTCCAACAGGACCTCAAGGTTCTACAGGAGCAACAGGTCCACAAGGTACTACAGGACCTACTGGTCCAACAGGATCTCAAGGACCAACTGGATCTACTGGTTCACAAGGACCTACAGGACCAACTGGAGTTCAAGGTGCTGTTGGAGCTCAAGGAGCAGAAGGTAGTTTTGGAGGAGCATCATTTTCATACAATTTCAAAACAGCAACAGGGGATGCTGATCCTGGAGCTGGTAAATTAAGATTAGACAATTCCACACAAAATGCCGCTACAGGAATTTATATAGACGATCAAGATAATGAAAGCAGTGATATACAGTCTTTCTTAAGAACTATAGATGATTCTACATCAACTATAAAAGGGCATGTAAAATTATCAAATAAATTAGATCCTGGACAATTTATTATATTTACAATATCATCATTAGTAGAAAAAACTGGTTATTTTGATATAACAGTTTCTGCTATAGATTCAAGCACAACCAATCCATTCTCAGATGATGAAGAAATAATAGCTACTTTTGCTAGAACTGGAGATGCAGGAGATACAGGACCACAAGGTACAACAGGACCTACCGGACCTACTGGACCTCAAGGTACAACTGGATCTACAGGACCTACCGGACCTCAAGGTTCTACAGGAGCAACAGGACCACAAGGTACAACAGGACCTACTGGTCCTACTGGACCTCAAGGTTCTACCGGAGCTACTGGATCCCAAGGCCCAACAGGTTCTACAGGCCCAACAGGTCCTACTGGACCGCAAGGAAGTACGGGACCAACCGGACCAACAGGACCGCAAGGTTCTACCGGAGCAACAGGAAGTCAAGGACCTACCGGACCTACAGGACCGACTGGAGTACAAGGACCAAATGGACCAACTGGACCAACTGGATCTCAAGGTCCAACAGGACCAACCGGACCAACAGGACCGCAAGGTTCTACCGGAGCAACAGGAAGTCAAGGACCTACCGGACCTACTGGCCCTACAGGCCCAACCGGAGCACAAGGAGCAGTTGGTGCAACAGGACCTACTGGACCTCAAGGTTCTACCGGAGCTACTGGTAGCCAAGGCCCAACAGGTTCTACTGGACCAACAGGACCTACCGGACCTCAAGGATCAACAGGAGCAACTGGTTCACAAGGACCTACAGGCTCAACAGGACCTACAGGCCCACAAGGAGCTATAGGAAGTACCGGGCCAACAGGACCTCAAGGATCAACAGGAGCAACTGGACCACAAGGTACAACTGGAACAGATGGTATAAATACAACAGGATTTAAAATTGATTATTCCACAACAACTACAGAAGCTGATCCTGGAAGTGGTAATCTAAGATTTAATAACACGGATCCTGCTGCAGCAACAGAAGTATATGTAAGTGAAACAGATGCTGATGGATTAGGTATTGCCGGGCTATTAGATGAATTAACAACTTCCACATCAAATAATCACTCCTTAATAGCATTAAGAAAATACTCAGATCAACAATACTACGATAAATTTTATGTAACAGCCCAAACCGATAATGGAGGTTGGAGAACATTAACTATTTCTCATATTGATAAAAATGGTTGGACTAATGTAAATAATGGAAATGAATTATTTTTCTCTATAGCAATTACTGGGGATAAAGGTACACAAGGAACTACTGGAGCAACAGGTCCTACTGGTCCAACAGGCCCACAAGGAAGTACCGGATCAACTGGACCGACTGGTCCAACAGGCCCACAAGGAAGTACCGGATCAACTGGACCTACTGGACCTACTGGTAGTCAAGGACCTACAGGTTCAACCGGACCTACTGGTTCACAAGGACCGACAGGTTCAACTGGATCTCAAGGACCGACAGGTTCAACAGGCCCTACCGGCCCACAAGGAACAACAGGTTCAACCGGACCAACAGGACCTACCGGATCTCAAGGACCGACAGGCCCTACTGGACCGACTGGACCAACAGGTAGTCAAGGTCCAACAGGAGCTACTGGACCGACTGGACCTACTGGACCTCAAGGAACAACAGGTTCAACTGGACCTACTGGACCTACCGGACCTCAAGGACCAAATGGACCGACAGGCCCTACTGGACCTACCGGACCTCAAGGAACAACAGGAGCTACCGGACCTACTGGTTCACAAGGACCTACAGGTTCAACCGGACCTACTGGACCTACTGGTTCACAAGGACCTACAGGTTCAACCGGACCTACTGGACCTACTGGACCAACAGGCCCACAAGGAAGTACAGGAGCAACAGGTCCTACTGGTCCAACAGGACCTCAAGGAACAACAGGAGCAACAGGAAGTCAAGGACCGACAGGTTCAACCGGACCTACTGGACCTACCGGACCTCAAGGAAGTACAGGAGCAACTGGACCTACTGGTCCAACAGGACCTCAAGGAACAACAGGAGCTACCGGAGTTCAAGGACCAAGTGGAATAATACCTTTAGCAACAGATGGAGCAGACAGAATTATAACCTCTGACGGAGACGGTACAGGAACAGCTGAAGCAAATCTTCAATTTGATGGCAGTACTTTAGAAGTAGCTGGTAACTTATCGGTAACCGATATGATTGGAGGTGATGAATTTCTTTCTGTAAATGTTGGTAACGGTGCATTCGCTATAGGAGACTCAGCAGGCATTGCAAACGAAGCTTATATACAAGGTAACGGATGTATTCAAATATTTAGCTATGGAAGTGAACGAGCTAGGTTTAATGATACTACTACTATTTTTGGTAATGTAAATACACATACACTCTCAGGAGCACAATCAACAATAGCAGGTGGTCAATTAAACACAGGCTCGGCAAATTGTAGTTTTATAGGAGGTGGAGAATTAAATTTTATTGATGCAGGTGCTATTGATTCATTTATAGGTGGAGGTTGTTCAAATACAATATGCACTACTGAAGGTTGTGCAGGTATTGTTGGTGGATCAACAAACACCGTAGATGGAGATTGGAGTTTTATAGGTGTGGGTTGTGCTAATCTAGCAGTAGGAAATAATATTGTTATAGGGGGAGGAGCTGCCAATGAAGCTTGTGCAGGATGTTCCGTTATAGCAGGAGGATTCATAAATAAAATATGTGACGGAGAAAATTATGGTGCTATTTTAGGAGGAAGACAAAACTGCGTAGATGGAGATTATTCTGCAATTGGTGGAGGTTATCTTAACTGCGTTAGAAATAATTGCGGATTTATAGGAGGAGGATATTCTAACGATATAACTCAAACAGTCTCTGTAATTGGTGGAGGTTATAACAACTGTGCTTACGCTGCCTGCTCAGCAATTTTAGGAGGTCGAGACAACTATGTTGCTTCTTCTTTTGGAGCTATAGCAGGAGGGTATTTAAATTGTGTTAGAGATGTCTGTAGTTTTGTAGGTGGTGGTTATTCAAATGATATAGCAAATGGTACTTTTAGTAGTATAGTAGGAGGATACAATAACTGTATAACTTCTACAGGAAACTGTCATGTTATAGGAGGCGGTAGAAACAATTGTATCGCAAGCTCTGGAGATATTAATACAATTGGTGGTGGTAGAGATAATGATATTATAAGTACTAGTGGATGTAATACTATACCTGGAGGTAGTACAAATATTATCACCTCAGCAGCTGGTAATGCAACCATTGGAGGTGGATCAGCAAACTGTATTGAAGGAACAAACGCTAATACAATTGCTGGTGGAGGTATAAACCATATAAATAGTTCCGGTGATTATAGTTCTATAGGTGGTGGTCTTTGTAATTATGTTTGTCGTGATTATGTTACTGTAGCAGGAGGCTGTCAAAACTCAGGATCGGCCGATAGAAGTGGTATTCTAGGAGGTTTTGGAAATACTACTTCACATGGATGTTCATTTATTGTAGGAGTTGATATTGAAACACAAGGTGCTTGTACAACATTTGTAAATAATTTATCATATGATGGATTTACAGTAGGTACAGCTAATACAGCAGGTGAAATTGTTTATTTTGGAGGTGGATCATCATTAACAGCTGGGGATGTACATTACCTAAATTCCTCAGGAAACTGGGTAGCAGCAGATGCTGATGCAGCTTCATCATCTACTGGCTTATTAGGTATTACTTTAGGAACAAATGGTAGTGATGGTGTATTATTGAGAGGATTTGCTCGATTTACTTCAAATACTAATTATACAGGTATGACTACTGTAGGTGCACCATTATATGTATCCACATCAGCTGGAGATTTTAATCAACTTGCTACAGTCTTAACAGGTGATATAATAAGAATTATAGGATATGTGGTGGATACTACAAACGATATAATGTACTTCTGTCCTGATACTACTTGGGTAGAAATAGCTTAAAAATAATTTTATGGCAGGATTTGATACAGGATACAAAGAAAGAACTCTTACTTTTGAAAGTGATAAAATTAAGTACTCTAAAGACGGTAAAGAGTTTAACGTAATGATGGATTGGGAAACCCCAATTATGAAAAGATCAGCTGAATGGGTTACTAATGGAGGTAAAGCAGAAAGCGTATTAGAATTAGGTTTTGGTATGGGTATATCAGCCGGATTTATTCAAAACTATCAACCGGTACAGCATACAATTATAGAAACACACCTAGCTATTGCTGAAAGAGCAAATGCTTGGGCCGGAGAGCGTAATACATATTATGATAGAAATAGACTTAAAAATAGAGTTACTATCTTAGGAGGTAAGAACTGGTTTGATGAATTTGGAAAAGACTTTAGCAAATCAGGTTTACAGGAATTTGATGCTATTTTTATAGATACTTATCAAGATACAAAGTTACACGAATTTAAAAATTACATTACTAAATTTTTAAAGGTAGGAGGTAGAATGACTTGGTGGAACCCAATGGAAAATTTCATCCCAGACGAAACTACTAAAAATAGAAGAGAAGTTAGTTACGAACTAATCAGATTAAGTGATCATAAAATTAAAATTCCACAAAATGCATATCATAATACAGACGAGTATTACATGCCAATGTATATAAGACAGTAAAATTATGCCATCAGTAAACCCGGAAATAACATCAGGAGAACTTTATATAGCTTTAGATGGTGCTTCATATACTTGGAGTGATACAAGGAATGCATCTACGGCAACAACTGCCTATGTATATCAAAATGGTGTTTTAATTAATGCTGAATATACTGGATTAAGAGGTAATACATTTAGGATTAGAAGAGGGTATTTACATTTTGATCTTTCCTCAGTTAGCGGTACAATTACAGATTTAGACTTAGATTTATATACAAAATCCCCATCCGTAACCAAAGACATTATAATTGTAAAATCTACTGCACCTGATGGTTCTAATATTGCAGTTGGTGACTTTGGAGCTGCAGATTTAAGCACTGCTTACTCAGCTGAGTTCACCTCCTTTAGTAGTACTGGAGATGCTCAAAATACTATAGCATTAAATAGTACTGCAATATCTGATGCTAATACCAATTCTGAATTAATTTTAGCAGTAGTAGACCATACTTACGACTATTCAAACTCTCAACCTTCAGGTTTAGGACTTGTATTACAATATCATCTCAATCATTTAACTTTAAAGCCAACTTTAACTTATACGGCAGTAACCGGATATGGAAATACCGTAATGGGGGTAGTATCTGCTAATATAGGAGAAGTAACAGGAGTAGCAACAGCCAATATTGGAAAAGTAATAGGAGTGCAGTAAGTTGCTTTTTATAAAAAAAGTTCTTATATTAATAATAAAATAAATTTACAATTATGTACAGTAGTTACAATTTCGATCAAGAGCCAACAGATGCTCAAAATTATTACTTTTACGAAAAAGGTTTTGACAAAAAAGAGTTGTCAAAAATTTACAAAGGAATCCAGTCATTAGAAGAAACTAAAGCCACTACAATCGGTGGCGGTAAAAATGATGTACGCTCTTCTAAAGTACGATGGATCCCGCAAACAGAAGAATGGTGGTGGTTATATGAAAAACTTTCCAACATGGCTGTAGAAGCAAATAACTGTTTATGGAAATTTGATATACACTCTTTACCTGAATTGATACAATACACAGAATATCATGCTTCTGATGATGGGCATTATACTTGGCATCAAGATATAGGACCAGATATTCTCTCTAAAAGAAAAATATCATTAACAGTACAGCTATCTGATCCTAAAGATTATCAAGGAGGTGATTTAGAAATGTGGTCAGGAGGTGATGAAAAAAGTGCTGTAAAAGCTCATAAAGGAGCAGGATCAGTTTTTATCTTTCCTTCCTATATGTTACATAGAGTAACCCCAGTAACCAAAGGTATAAGACGTTCTTTCGTACTTTGGGTAGGAGGTTCTCATTACAGGTAGTATGATAAAAAATCTTGCTAAGTTATGCTTAAATAATGGAGGCAGCATCTCTCCTTCTATTATTCCTGGTGATCTTATAGATGGGACCGGACTCTGTAATTCGTCTATTTTTATAGATGAAAATGGAGATATTCTACTTAACTTAAGACATGTACACTACTCTCTTTACCACAGTGAATTTGAACAAAAATATTATAGTGGCTGGGGATGCTTAGCCTACCTTAACCCAGAAGATGATATATGTTTAAAAACAGGAAACTACTTATGTAAGTTAGATCCTGATACTCTTTATATCAAAAAATATAAATTAATTGATACTTCTAAACATGATATTAAACCAATTTGGGAATTTATTGGATTAGAAGATGCACGTATTTTTAGATGGGAAGGTAAATTATACGTAAGTGGTGTAAGAAGAGATATAAAAGATGATGGAGAAGGTAGAATGGAGCTTTGCGAATTATCTGTTTCTAAAGGTAGATATAAAGAAAAATCACGTTTACGTATAGAAGTAGAACCTCATACCTATCTAGAAAAAAACTGGATGCCTATTTTAGATATGCCCTTCCATTATGTTAGGTGGGCAAATCCTTTAGAAATAGTTAAAGTAGACCCAACTACTCAAACTAAAGTAAAAGTACAAGAAGGAAAAATTACTACTATACCATGCAAATCTGTCATTAATAAGAGTTTTGAAATATATGGAATAAGAAGCCAGAGAGGTGGATCACAGGTTATACCATTTGGAGATTTTAGAATGGCAGTGACTCATGAGTGTGATTATTGGATTAATGAAGGTAATACTAAAGATGCTAAATACTACCATAGATTTATTTTTTGGGATAAAGATTGGAATTTAGTAAAATTAAGTGAACCTTTTAAATTTATGAATACTCAAATTGAGTTTAGTTGTGGGTTAGCATATAGAAATGGTGAATTTTACATTACATATGGATTTCAAGATAATGCGGCATATGTACTTAGAATGCCGGAAAATTTATTAGATAAATTAGAATATGTAGATTTAGATCAATATACTAAATTTGAATGTAAGTATCCTGAGTTTAGTTGGGATAACAACGAACCTTACCTTTCTAAGATTATAAATGATGAAATATTTGTTAATAATATTTACAGAAAGCATTTCAAAATAAAAGAAGGTGATGTGGTTATGGATATTGGAGCAAATGTAGGTGCTTTTTCTTTTGCCGCGCTTCAAGAAAATATTAAACATCTTTATGCTATCGAACCTTCCTCTCTACTTCTACCCACACTCAAAAAAAATATAAACTCAGATACTAAAGTAGATATAATTAATCTCGGAATTGGAAATGACTCAGAAACGAATAAAATACTTGCTAAAGAAGATAGTGTTAATATTTACGATAATATTAATTCTTCGTACAATACAACTACTTTTTCACAACTTATAGAAGATTATAAAATTAAGACTGTAGATTTTTTAAAATGTGATTGCGAAGGAGGAGAGTATTTTATTTTTACAGAAGAAAATGAAGAATGGATTAAATCTAATGTTAAAAAAATAGCCGGAGAATTTCACCTATGGGGAGTACCATCAGCATTAGATAACTTTTACATATTTAGAGATTTATATCTTACAGAAGAATCTAAATTTATAGTAGAAGATAGACAAGGTAATGATGTTACATCACATATGAAAGATGATGAATGGTTAAAAGATTTCAGCTGGTTAAATAAACACTCAGCCCAACTTAACGTATACATAGATAATGTTAGAGAATAACTTAGAATCACATATTAATCAATACGTACAAGATCCACTTTCATCGGATAATAATTTTTGGCTAGCATATGAATATGAAAAAATAGGTCAAAATGCAGCAGCCTTATCCTATTATTTAAGATGTGCAGAAATATCTAATGATAGAGATTTAGTTTACGAATGCTTACTTAAATCTTGGTTAATGTTAAATAGAACTGGAAGAAGAGAGTGGTACGAGCATCAACAGTTACTAACTGCAATAACTCAACATCCAAAACGACCAGAAGCTTATTTTTTACTTAGTAGATTACATGAAGGCAAGCAAGAGTGGAAACAATGTTACTATTACGCAAGTGTTGGATTAGAATTATGTGATTTCAATCTTCCTAAATTAAGAACAGATGTTGACTACCCCGGTGATTTTGCATTACTATTTCAAAAAGCTTTTGGTAGTTGGTACGTAGGACAAAGAAAGCTTTCCCAACAACTTTGGTTACAGTTATCTCATAGAGAAGATTTATACGGTAAGTATAAAGAGCTCACTTTGAGTAATTTAAAAGATTTTGGTAGTAAAGTAGATACACAAGAAGAAAAAGAAATTGATATAGTTCTTCAAGGGAAGTATTCAAAATACGCATTAGATACTGCTGAACATTATTTAAACTTAGAGTTTGTAAATAAAGTAATTATTTCTTGCTGGGTAGATGATGTGCTTCCTGTACCTAATAATGAAAGGATAATTTTTATACAAAACAACTATCCTTCAGTAAATGGAACAGGCAACAGAAATTTACAAATAGTTTCTTCATATGGAGGTCTTAAACACGTTACCACAGACTTTGCTATCAAAATGCGTAACGACCAAAGATATGATCTTGATAGTATGAACAAAATGTATGATTTTTTTCACCAAAATAAAGAGCGAATCACTACATTTGAAGGTGATGAAACAAAACCTAAAAATAGAATACTGGTGGCAGGTATGTTTGAAGGTTTTCCATTTCATCCAAGAGATCATGTTTTTTGGGGACATAAAGAAGATCTTTTAGATATTTTTGATATGCCTTTAGAACCTACAGGTATAGAGGATAAGGTAAAAATGAAACGAGAAGATTATTGGAAATATTATGACTGCTATATCAGAACAGAATCCTATATAGGTAGCCACTATGCTTCTAAATTTGATGAAAGAATTAAAAAATGGCTTTTAAAACCTGAACAGTATCTATATGATGATTCTCCTTATTATCAAGATGCATTAGTATTAAGTGAAAATTTATCTAAAAAAATATTTAAATCATTTCCTAAAGAAGGTATAGATTTAGAATGGGATAAATATAACTGGCCTACTTATCCCTACGATTCGCAATACAGTAGGTTTAATGAAAGATGGCATGAAGACGGATATTAATATAGGGCTATCAGGTTCTAAATTAGAGATACTACCTAAAGGACTTATAAGAAAATATTCTCCAGGGGACCATTTTAACGATAGATTTAAATTACAAATAGAGAAACAGATTGCATTTTCTAAAGATAATTTTAATAACCTTTTTACACCAGATATAACACAGTACACTAATGAATATTTTGATATGCAATATATTCCTGGTGAAAGTTATAACGAATTTTTTAGTAAATGTAATAAACAAGATCTAGATAATATAGTCAATATATGTATAAACTATTTTAATAAAGCTCTTCTATCATCAAAAACTTACACAGATGACGATATTAAATCTTTACTTATAGATAAATTTAATAAATTAAAAAAAGAATCTACATACTGTAATTATATACATTATATTACAGATAAAATTAACTGTACACAATTTAGTAATATACCAAAAACTCCCTGTCATGGAGATTTTACCGTTGCTAATATGATATTTTTTAAAGGTAAGATATGTTGTATAGATTTTTTAGATTCTTATATAGAAACGGTAATAGTAGATATGGTAAAATTAAAACAAGACATTTACTATACGTGGATTTTAGATACTAATAAAGGTAATCTAAGAATAAGACAAAGCTTCAATTACTTGTGGAATAAAATATATTCGCAATTTAAACAGTACTATAATTTGGAATTTACAAATTTTATTACTATCTTAAATTGGTTAAGAATAGAGCCGTATGTAAAAACTGATAAGCAAAAAATAGTTTTAAATAACAAGATAATCAGTTCAAAATATTATGAAGAGTTTATTAATTCCTATAGCGGGTAAATCTACAAGATTTCCTAATACAAGACCTAAGTGGATGTTAACTCATCCTAAAAGCGGGTACTTTATGGGTATAGAAAGTATTAGAGGAATTAATTTAGATTTTTTTGATAAGATATATTTTATAGGTTTAAAAGAACATTCTGATAAATTCAAATACGAAAAAGGATTTAAATACGAATTATCTAAGTTAAATATAGAAGATAAAACTGAATTAATTTTACTAGATAAAAGTACTAAATCTCAATCTGAAACAATTTATCAAGCACTAATAAAAAAGAATATCAAAGGATTTATCACAATTAAAGACTCAGATAACTTTTTTGAATGTACGTTTTATGGAACTGCTAATAAAGTATCTTATTACAATCTTCATGATACTACTAATATTAATCCAAGTAATAAAAGTTACATACAGCTTGACGAAAATAACGTAATAACCAATATCGTAGAAAAATCGATTATAAGCCCTACTTTTTCCATAGGTGGATATTCTTTTAATTCAGCAGACGATTTTATTGAGAGCTTTGAATCTATAAAAGATATTGAAGGCGAATGTTATATTAGTAATATAATTTACGATATGATGTTAAAAAATCAAGTATTTCATGGACAAGTATGCACAAACTATAAAGATTGGGGTACATTAGAAGATTGGAACAATTACAAAGCACAGTATAACACTCTTTTTATAGACATAGATGGTACTTTAGTAGAAAATACTTCTCATAAATTTCCTCCATACATCGGTAACGGAAAACCATTAGTGAAAAATATTAAATGGTTAAAAGAATTATATAAAAAAGGTAAGACAGAGGTAATTTTAACCACAAGCAGACCAGAATTATTTAAACAGGAAACTTTAATAGAGTTATATGAAAAAGAAATACCTTACGATAAATTGATAATGGGGCTGAATCACTCTAAAAGAATTATTATAAATGATTATGCTAATTCTAATCCATATCCTTCTTGTGATTCTATAAACATTAAAAGAAACTCTGATAGTTTAGATACTTATAAAATTAATTAAAAAAGTTGGACTTTAAATTATAAGTTCTTATATTTATAAATGTATACATAATTAATTTAATATATTAAAATGGCAAATCAAAAGTTATCAAAAGAAGAATTAGCGCAAATTGAAGAAATTCAAACTAGAACACAAGCAGTTAAGACAGAGCTAGGTCAGTTAGGTCTTGCTGAGATTGATCTTAAAAACCGTAGAACTAACGTAGAAAACTATTTAGTAGAAACTCAAGAACTTGAAACTAAATTAGTAAAAGATTTAGAAGACAAGTACGGTAAAGGATCTATAGATTTGCAAAACGGTGAATTTATTCCTTCACCAGAGCAGCCTACAAAAGAAGTTCTGCCAACGGTAGAGTAATTTAAATTACATTCTAGGAGTTTATAGGGGAAGGTTTTGCACCTTCCCTTCCTATTTATATACAGATAACTACCTGCAGTTTGCAGGAATGGTTTACAAAATAAGCTGATATTTATAAAAGACATTTAAATAAACTTCATCAAACATGGCAGAAACAATTATCTCTCCAGGTGTATTCACAAGAGAAAATGATATTTCATTTATTCAACCAGCCCCTGTAGCAGCAGGTGCAGCAATTATAGGACCAGCAGTAAAAGGCCCAGTACAAATTCCTACATTAGTTACTTCTTACAATGACTATGTAAGAAAATTCGGTACTACTTTTGAATCAGGATCTAACTCTTATGAGTACTTAACTTCAATAGCAGTAAAAAACTATTTTCAACAAGGAGGTAACTCAGTACTAGTATCTAGAGTTGTAAGCGGTTCTTTTACAAGAGCTACTTCTTCAAATATTACGAACACTCAAACTTCAACTGGTAATGAATTTGCTACTGGTTCTGTAGAACTTCTAGCAGCTTTCGCAGATAATCAAGAAGCTAGAATTGTATACAGCGGTACTACATACCGTTTTGTAGGTTCTGGTAATCCTTTGCCTGATGATGATACAGACGGTAATGTATACTTTTTCTCTACCGGTTCAGATGCTGCCGGAACTGTTACAAACCTAGTATCAGAAATTAACACTGCAGCAGCATTAAGTAGCATAGTTGACGCAACAGCAGATAGTGCAACACTTATTCTTTCAGCATCTTCAGCTGGAACTGATTTTAATGGATTATTATTCCAAACAAGTTCAGCCACTGATGCCTCTACTTTTAGTAGTGTTATCACTTTAGCAGGAGGTACTAATACAACTACAGCTACTACTAGTTCTTTCGAATTAGAAACATTAGGAAAAGGAGCAATATACAATAACTCAACAGCAGCATCTGTAGCAGCATTGCAAAACAGTGATAGTTCTTTAGTTTCCGGATCTTCAGATAATGTAAGATTTGAAATTTCAAACGTAAATACTTCTTTAGGTACTTTTACTTTAAGTGTAAGACGAGGAGATGATAGTTTAAAAAATAAAATTATTTTAGAAACTTTTAACAACCTATCGTTAGATCCTAACTCAGGAAATTATATAGAAAAGATAATTGGTAATCAGTATCAGTCTTTAAATCCTGTAGAAAATTACATAGAAACTATTGGAGAGTATGTTAACAGATCTAATTATATAAGAGTTTCGGCAGTTAATACACCTACATTAAATTACCTAGCTAACGACGGACTTACAATTAACGTAGATTCAAATAATATTTCTTACTCAGCATCTCTACCAGCTGCAGGTTCAGGATCATTCTTTGGAGCACTAGGAGGATTAAATCCTGGTGCGAACTTCTTCGGAAATATTGACAGTGTTAACACTCAGGGATTAGATCCTTCAACAGACTATGCTGATGTAATCTCAGTATTAGAAAATACAGACGATTATCAATTTAATATTATTACTGCACCTGGTTTAGTTTA